AACCAGGCAATCGTAGACCCGGAGTTATTCACCCATGTGACAGCATTGTTCAGCGTATAAGATGGGCTAGAACCAGATTCACTGTCCACCGTCACCGTCAACACCGCACTTTGCGTCAGTGTGGCCTCAATACCAAACTTTAGGGCTTGCTTAGTACGGATAGGGTCACCCATAGGCATCAGAGCAGTCCTGATGGTGCTGTTGATAGACGCTGTAGTGCTTGCATACATCTTGTACAGGTCTTTTCCGTCCACGCCGTAAAGGGAAATCACCCCGCCCACAGGTACAGAAGTGATGTAATCAATACTTCCCTGGCTAGTGACAAACCATTTTTTGTCAAAGAAGATGCACTGTATCTGTCTGGGGCTGGATAGAGGGTCGTTGTAGGTGAACGAGAACGCAGCGCACAGAATGCTGTTGAGCAACACCTGTCCACCCGTGACCGGCAAGGTGAAATCTATGTACGGGAAGATTCCGTCAAGCTGGTCAGATATTTTGCTGGTTGTAGAGCCGACAAGGGCATACATACCGTAGTCGTTCATAAACAGCACAGAACGAAAGTACGGGAATATGGCAAAAGCCCGTTTTGTACCTACGCTGGCGCTTACGTTGGTGTTGGTGAACAGGGTTGCGCCTGTTGTTGACACCCTCAAGTCCGAGAATACATTGATACTGTCATCGCCAAAGATGTACAAGAAGTTGTTGGCAGACAGTAAAGCCTGAATGTTACCGTGCAGAGTCGAGTCAGAGATGGTGAAAGACCCTGCTGAAACGCTTGTAAAGTCGCTGTAAGACCCTGCGGCAGAGTAATAGACAGTACGCCCTGCCGCCACCCATACACGGCCTGAAAACGTGGCTACATCTACGATGGTGTCGCTGTTAAGAACCACCGTGCCGGTCGCACCTGTACCGCTACCTGACGAGAAGCTGACTGTCGGGGCTGCGGTGTACCCGCTGCCGGGGTTAGTCATGATTACCGCAACGACAGCACCACCGCTAACGATAGCAGTGCCAGCGGCCCCAGAACCACCAGAACCACCAGCAAAAGAAACGCTAAAAGACCCAGATGCTCCATAACCAGACCCCCCGTTAGTCACCACCACCGAGAGTGTCCCGGTGGAAAAGGTGTTGTACTGCGCTATTGCAGTAGCAGTCGTGCCGCTAGGAGGGGCTGAAACGGTCACAGTTGGCTGAGATGTATAACCTGTACCAGCGTTTGTTAGCGTAATTGTGTTGACTTGTCCGGTTTCCACCACCGCAGTTGCAGCAGCAGCTCCAGAAGAAAAAGATATGGCTGGCGCAGTGGTGTATCCCGAGCCTGGAGTTGTCACTGTAATGGCAACAACAAGGCCACCAGAGATAGTAGCTACAGCTACAGCTTGTTGACCACCGGCTACGTTGGGTGCGCCAATAATTACGCCGGGAACGGCTGTGTAGCCTGTGCCGCCAGCGGTGACGTTGATGCTGGAGATGCCACCAGCGCCTGTCGTAATGGTAGATACGGCAGTAGCCTGGACACCACCGGTTTCGTTGGGGGCGCTAATGGTGACGCTAGGAGCTGTCAAATACCCTGAGCCTGGATTTGTGATTCCAATAATGCCAACAGAGCCGATGTGAACAACATTGTTGCCATCCCAAGAGGCAAGACCCTTGTTGGGGTCACCAATGATGATGCGTTCGTTTTTGTACTGTGCAGATGTCACGCTTGTGTTGGAAAACGTGCCTGTGACGGCTACGTTGCCTTTGGTGGCGCTGTCAATCTTGAAGTATTGCGCCCGTCCGTTATCCTCAAAACCAATGATGTAATCGCTCAGACCCAGGTTGGCTGAAGTGAGATACGTCACTACGTTGGCAAACGATACGGCGGCGTTTCCAGAATCTTTGACGGTTGACTGAGCAGGGGTAATTTTGATGTTGCCAGAGCCAATCGGCATGGCGTTTTCAATCCATGCAAACTCTTCTGTGTCAATAGCAGTGCGGTTAGCCTTGGTGTTCAGTCCTTTGAAGGCTTTGACAACAGCGTATGATTTTTTCTGTTCTGCTGCTGCCATGATTAGAAGGAAGAGTAAGGGTCAGGAATGCGGCGTGTGTAGACTGAATTGAGAACAGCCTGGACATGCTTGGCATATTCTTGTTTGTAAATTTCTGCTTCCCCGTAGCTTTGCTCTTTGTACTTGGCTTTGTAAGCTGCGTAGAAGGCAACAGGGGTGGTGTAGGGGTCAACAATGCTGTCCACCACACTGGGGTTGGTGAGCGACAAAGCTGTAGGCAAAATGACCGTATCCACCTCAATAGGGTAGGACTGATCTGGCACAGGCGCAATGTACAACTGTCCTTGACCGTATGTGCTGAAACAAATAGGACGGCCCACATAGTTTTGCCAATAGCGCAGTTGAGAGTTGAACTGACTCCACGGCAAATAACGCAGAGGAATGCGGCTATTTCCCCAATACAAAGTGACGTTCAAAACATCCAGCGTCTGAATACCGTTAGGCAATGCAGCCAAACTGATAATCTCAGCGGGGCCGGAGTATTGCAGAGTGGCTGTGCCGTTAGTAAATGTTCCTGACGGAGGAAACGCATTACCAGATGAAGGGTAAGGCGCAGCGTCAGTGTTTAGAGTTCCACCAGTAATGACTTGGTAGATGAACACGTTTGAAAAAACAAACTGTCCAGCAGTAACGGCTAGGCCATTAGACCAGTTGATTGCCACAACTCCAGTGTTGGAGATGGGTGTTGACGTTACTTGTAAGGTTCGGAGGCAACCAGTATCTCTTACTACTCGTTCACGGGCTTCGTTTATGTAGTCCGTTAATTCCGAGGTAGACCAGAAGACAGCGTTTGCGTCATGCAAAAGTCGCTGCACTTCCGTGATGTAGGAAGAGAGTGTTGCCATTTGGCGTCCATGTTAAGCGGCCCTTTGGGTGGACTTTCGCTCTGGGGATTTTTCAATCCGCAGAGCTACTACGCCAACCGCCGAGGGTAACGAACGGTTCTTTTCGGGAGGCTGCTCAGAGATTTCAAACTCTGCCAACTTCTCAAATCCTTTGTCGATTTCTGCAAAACTCCGCGCCCAACCCAAACGAGTCAGGTGCGGAACTTTGTCTGATGCCATGTAACCAAAGATGTGCTTTGCAGCTTCTAACGGGATTTCAACCGTTTCATCTTTAGGGAAGTCGTAAAACGTACCGCCACATCCATCACGGAGTTTGGTATCGCCACGATTGGTTACATAGATAACTGAACTCATAGTGTTACAACGTCACCGTAAACCGTAATTTCAACAGAGTTGTTAGCTGCTGCTGCTGTTCCAACATACACATACAAAGCGCCGCTATAAACCGTAGTCCCTGCCGCTGTTGACAGGGCTAAGTCTTGGAATTTAGTAGAACTTGTAACAGTAGTAAGAGCAGCAGCATTGGTCACTGCATTGCTTGTATTCCCATCATTGCTGGTAAGAATAGTCACGTTTGCGAGAGCAACACTTCCGCTTGCATTTGCAACGGTCACACGGCGAACGATGTAAGTTGAGCCAACTGTAGACAGCGTGGTAACAGCATTTCCAGTAGCGCCCATGTAAACAGGCTGTGCATTGGAAAGGGCAAAGTTGCCAAAACTATCAGGGTAACGTGCGCCTACATTATTCGCGTTCATGGTGTGCCCCTATCAAGAGTTGTAAGTACCGCTAGCGTTTTGACCGCCGTTGGTAGCGTACAACGTGATGGTAGGAGTACCAGACAAGACGTTTGCACGGAAGTTAACGCCGTCAGAAATAATCACACCGCTAGTGTTGTTAGCCAACGAAACCACCCAGGTTGGGGAGGAAATGTTGTTAGATGTGTTCATCTCAATCGTGACGTTAGCGGTAGCCAACATCTGATACCAGCCAGCCGGAATGGTGGCAGTAGCATTGCCCAGGGATTGCGTCTGAATGTACGCACCTGGGGTGTTGGTCGCGGCGTTAGCCAGTAAGATTTTGTTTGCTGCTAATGACATGTTTTAACTCCTTACAGAGAGAGGTAGTTGTAACCCGTCACCTTGGACATTGCTTTTGGCTTGACGTTCACCAATTCGGCAATCATCAAGACAGCACCAACGTAGCCAATTTGCCAGTTAGGAAGTGTGGACTCAAAGCCAGTAAACACAAACGAACCTTGCTCATGGATGTAGAGCGACAGGTAGTT